TAAACGGAGCTAAGTGTAACTCTTTATTTGTTTGTGTATTTTTATAATGAAACTTTCCACCATGCCGTTTCTTTACTGCACCTTCTGGCAATACAATCATGTTTTCTAGGCTTTGCGCAGAAGAAGCATAGATAGGACTATCAGTCCTCATTACAGTATTGTCACTTATTTCTCCGTACTGAAAGCTATTCTGTGGGATTCTTACCTTCTGCATTAGCTACGCCTTTGTGCTACAAACCTTGATGTCATTAACTTGCGCGTTGTTTGTTGCTGCGAGTCAAGTCGTCTAGCTTTTATCATCTGTCTTTCAGCTTGTTGATCCATCATACTACCTAAAGAAGCATCCCTAGCTATAGATATTGACAGCATTGCAGCCACTTGAAACTCTACAGCAAGTGTAAAGTATGAAGGCCATGTGGCCTCAGTAGCGCGGTATATGTAATCTGCTACAACAACTTCATTAGTTGACGTATCGCAGTATATCTTATCGCCATATGTGTCATATATAATTGGATCATCGTTAACTGTTACTGCACTAAGCATAAGAAGATCTGATGGCATTTGGTATGCAGCATCATATCTACTTGTAGGCGCAGCAGCTAATCTGTTTAATATTTGTTGGTTAGTTGCAAATCTCCAGCGTGTACTTGTTAACGCTGCTCTTGCTATGTCTTCGTACATTGCGTCAACTACATCAGCCTCGGCTGTACCTTCATCAAAGGATGAAATAGGAGAACCGCCCATTAGGACGGAAGCGCGTGAACATACTTTTATTGGTGTATTTGCTGGCATTTCTTCAACCTATATATTGGAGTTAAAGGGGGCCGAAGCCCCCTAAAATATTAGTTGTTGTCAAGAACTTCGTAAACGCCATTGTTGTCGATTACTACTGAACCCATTGACATCATTGATGTTGCTAGGTGTGCAACCTTTTGCGGTACATAGTTAAGCTCTGTCTGTACGTCAGAGTTAATACCGATACCAACTGATGATGTATGGTAAGCAAAGTTCTTACCACCAGCTACAGCAGACGTTGAGAAGATCTTAAATCCTAAGAACTCTTTCATTGTCATACCACCAGCAAATGGTAGGCTTT